AACCAAATAACTACTGCAAATCAATTTCAGATAATTTAGTACAAATAGAAAATGGTGGAGTTTATACAACTCATGCATATGCAATTAATCACACATTTTATGATAAGATGTTAAGCGTTAAACCAAATCAAGTTGATACAATAGATATACTTTATATCAATTATGATAGAAATGGTAGAAAATGTATTCTTAGTAAAGAACTGTTAGCAGTGCAAGATAGAAGTTATTCTGACCTTTGGGATACGATAACAAACTCAACTCAATGGATGATTAATGGATGGAACAAATATGTTTTAAATGAAAATATTAGTAACGGGTCATAAAGGATTTATAGGAAAAAATATACTGAAGAAAAAAGGTTATCAGTTTATTAAGTTGGATGGTGAATATTTTAATGAACTAAATCCAAAAGAATTTCTATTATCATTTTTAGAATCAAATCAACCTGATGCCGTACTCCATATCGGAGCTTGTTCAGATACATTAAATACGGATGTTCAATTTATGATGGAAAGAAATTATCTTTCTACAAAATGGTTAATGGATTGGTGTAAAGAAAAAGGTAAAAAAATTATATACTCATCATCCGCAGCAATATATGGTGTTGATGGTAGTAAACCATCTAACTTATATGGCTGGACAAAAATGTTAGGTGAAGATTATGTTATATCAAATGGTGGTATAGCATTAAGATATTTTAATGTTTATGGTCCAGGTGAAGAACACAAAGGAAAGATGGCATCAATGGTTTATCAAATTTTAAATTCAGAAAATGTAAAACTTTTTCCAAACAAACCTAATAGAGATTTTGTATATGTTGATGATGTTGTTCGTGCTAATTTTTATGCATTAGATTACTACGAAGTTTTAAAAGGAAAGTGGTATGATGTTGGTACAACACAAAGCGTAGAATTTGAAACTATATGCCAAATATTAGATAAACCATATGAGTACAAACATGAATCTGAGATACCAAATGGTTATCAATTTAACACTCAAGCAACTTTTCAAAACTTAATGGGTGGTTGGCAACCAATAGTTGATATAAAAACTGGTATTAAAAAATTAAAATCAAATTATATTGATGATAAAGTTAGTTTTGTGTGTACAACATATGGTAGGTTTACTTGTGTAGAACGAATAGTTGCTCAATATCATGCACAAACATATCCAAATAAAGAATTGGTAATATTCAATACCGATGAAAAACATCCATACTCATTAGGATTTGAAGACCCTTCTATTATAATTGTTAATAATGGAAAAAATTATCAAACAGGTGAACCTTACCAAAATAGAGGACAAATATGTAGAGATGCCGTAACTCATGCAACTGGTGATTATTTTATGTTAGCAGATGATGATGACATTTACTTACCTTGGCATTTAGAACAAGCGGTGGATGGTATTAAAGAAAATGGTAGAGATGCTTGGAAGCCCGAAAAAAGTTTTTTTGCAACACAAACATCTTTAAACTTAGTAATGAATACTTTAGAAGCAAGTGTAATTGTAAAAATGGATAGAATTAGGGAAATAGGATTCCGTTCAGATATAACTGGATATGAGGGGTTGAGTTGGTACACAAAACTAAGAGATGAAAGGGAATTGGATGAACATAATACAGAATATGTACCATCTTATTGTTTTAATTGGAGTGACCCAGCGGAGATAGCAGGGCATAAACAAAGTGGAAGTATAGGTTCTCCTAATAATTTTGAAAATCATAAAGTAGCATCTACTGATTTTGCATTAAGACCTTTGGAAAAATTATCATCTGAAGAACTTGTAAAAGTATATGAAAAATACTATAATTGGTTTAAAATCAATAAAAATGAAGTAAATTCAGAATATTTTGATAGATACATCAAAAAGTTTATTGAATACTAAAAACATATATATTTATATACAAAAAGAATTATGGTACAAAAAACTGAAAAATTAACCGATGAACAAATAGATAAGTTAAGAGGGTTTCAAGACCTTATTAATGAAGCTACATTTAATATTGGAAGAATGACCATTAGAGAAGGATTGGTAAAGCAAGAATTGGATAAAATACATGGGGCTTTAATAGAACTTAAAAACCAATATGAAGGTGTAAATACAAGTTATACTGAATATTTGACAGAGTTGGATAAAATCTATCCGAATGGTGAGGTGGATTTAAAAGAAGGTACCGTAATTTATGAATCTGCTGAATAAAATTTGGTAGTTTAAAAATTATTTCGTATATTTGTTACAATTTTATGGAAAAAAGAAAACGTTTACTTTACATATGTCCCCATCTTTCAACAGGCGGACAACCACAATATACATATAAGCAAATTAAACACTTTATCAATGATTTTGATATTGAAGTGGTTGAAATAAATAATAGTGGTGGTGATGCTTTTGTGGTTCAAAAAAACAGAATAAAAGAGCTAGCAGTTATACATACTTTAGGTGAAGATAAATCTAAAGTATTGGATATTATAGCTAAGTTTAAGCCAGATATTATACATTTTCAGGAAATTCCTCAATTTGATTTAGCAACACCTATTTTGGAAAAAATATTTACCGAAGATAGAGAGTATTTCATTTTGGTAAGTACACATGGCTCCTTCACAAATCCAGAAGATATAATTTATCATCCAGATAGGTATGTGTTGGTTTCTAAATGGAGTAAGAAAAGATTTGATGATGCTAATTTGGGTATTGAAACTACAATTTGGGAATATCCAATTGAAGATTACAAATTTGATAAAGAAGAAGCTCAGAAAAAATTAGGATTAGACCCAACTTGGAAACATGTTCTTAATGTAGGATTATTTGCACCAGGTAAAAATCAGGCTGAAGTATTTGCAATAGCAAGACAATTAGAAAAGTATAAAATTAAGTTTCACTTTGTAGGTAATCAAGCTATGAATTTTGAACATTATTGGTTACCACTTATGAAACATAAGCCTGAAAATTGTGTTGTATGGGGTGAAAGAGATGATGTGGAAACCTTTTATGCAGCTTGTGACCTTTTCTATTTTTCATCAACTTTAGAATTGTATCCATTATCAATTAAAGAAGCATTATCATTTAAGTTACCTTGCTTATTTAGAAGATTACATACATATATGGATGTTTATGATAACAATCCTTTAGTAACTTATATAGATGATGATTTAAAATTAACTAAGAGAGCAATATTAGAAAATTTAAAGCCAGAATTTAATGAAATACCTGGTTGGTTTGCATACGAAGATTTATATACTAAGGTTGTTGAAATAGCACCTTTTAATTCCACATTTGTAGAAGTTGGTGCTTGGTTTGGAAAATCAACAAATTATTTAGCAAGTAAAATAAGAGAATCAAAAAAGAATATAAATTTTACAACAGTTGATACGTGGAAAGGAACTGATGATGAAGAATTGCATCAAAATATAGTTGGGGCATTTAGTGGGGATATATTTTATGAATTTATAGATAATACAGTCCATTCAAATAACTATGCATCTTTTGATATGATTAAAGATACATCAAAAAATGCAGCAAATCAGTTTGCTAATAGTAGTATTGATTTTATTATGATTGATGCCGGTCATTCCTATGATGCATTAATGGAAGATTTAAATATTTGGTATAATAAAGTAAAACCCGGTGGATTAATTACTGGAGATGATTATGGTGTATTTCACGGAGTAACTCAAGCAGCAAATGAATATTTTTATGGCCAATTTGAAAAAGGATTTCGTTCATTTATTAGAAGAAAACCAAAAATTCAAATTAAACATCTTTTGACTAGACCAGAAGATATGAGAGAAAGAGTATCTATACAATCAATAAAGCAGCTAGCAAAATATGGTATGGACTATCAACCTATAATTAATAAACCATACGAAGGATTGGCACCTGCTGAAAATTGTAGAAGGCCTGAACATATTAGTAAAGATAATAAGCCTGGTGAATTATATCCTGGTGCTGGATTGGGATGGATTACCGGTAGACATTATGGTTGTTATATGGCACATAGAGGTGCTTTGGAAACAATGAGTGATGAATACGAATATACATTAGTATTTGAAGCCGATGCATTCATATATACAGGGTTGGAAGAATTTGTTGATATAGTACATAAAGCATGCTTCATATCAGAAAGAGATGATGTATATTTCATTTCTTTTGCAAATAATCCATCTAGAGAAAGACATTTTATAGACACAAATTTTAGTAGAACTGGTGCGAATCAAGATTTAGCACACGCTTATCTTATTCCCAATCGTACAAAGCAATGGTGGTTGGAAAGGATGAAAGATTGTGGATGGGATGTTGGTGACCTTTGGTATAATCATGTATTTTATCACCATCCAAAACCACGTTATACAACAAATAAAATGTATTCAAAGCAAGCAGAGGGGTATTCTCTATTAGATGAAACAGTTAAAACTTGGAGTTAATGATTTACGATAATTTAAAGAAAAATAATAAATCAAAAGTTGAAGTACAAAATAAACCTGTAATACATTTTGTAAGAGGCCCATTTGTTGAAGTAAAAGGGCCAAAAGAAGCAGATTATAAAATTGATTTTATAGATAATAAAACAGGTAGAATATATTATTCTTCTGAGATAAAAAATAATTGTTGGTCAAAGTGTAGTGTAGAATGGTTTGTTGAATGGAAAATTGTAATTTACGAAAATGGTAAATTATGGCATACTCATATTTTTGATGCAACCGATAAAAGAATTTATATAGCATTAGATTCTAAAGCATTAGGGGATTCTATTGCATGGTTTCCATATGTTGATGAATTCAGAAAGAAGCACAACTGTCACATAGTGGTATCAACATTTATGAATGAAATGTTTTCAGATAGATACACTGAATTAGAATTTGTAACGCCTGGCACAAATGTTGTTGATTTATATGCTATGTATTGTATTGGGTTATTTTATAATGAGCAAGGTTCGGTATTAATAACAAAAAATCCATCTGACCCCAAAAATCAAACAATGCAAAAAATGTGTTCTGATATTTTAGGTTTAGAATTTAAAGAAATAAAACCAAAAATAAAAGATAGACCTATTGTTGAAGACCATGACTTAAAGCAAGTTTGTATTGGAGTGCATGGTACTGCACAATCCAAATTTTGGAATAACCCAACAGGGTGGCAAGAAGTTGTTGATTGGTTAAATGGTAGAGGGTATATAGTAAAGTTATTATCTAAAGAAGGTGATAACTATATGGGTAATAAATTACCATCCGGTATTGTATATCATCCAAACGGTCCAATAGAGTTAGTTATGGATGAAATGAAAAAATCAAAAGCATTTATTGGTATTGGTAGTGGTTTAAGCTGGTTAAGTTGGGCATTGGATGTTCCAACAGTATTAATTAGTGGGTTTTCATATAAGTGGGCAGAAATGAGTGATTGTATTCGTATTGGTGCACCTGAAGGAAAATGCGAAGGGTGTTTTAATAGAATCAAATTAGACCCATCTGATTGGAATTGGTGTCCAGATCATAAAGAAACTGAAAGACAATTTGAATGTACAAAATCAATTACTGCTGATATGGTAATTAAAGAATTAGAAAAGTTTTTATAATGAAACGTGTTTGGGTGAACGGAACATTTGATGTTCTACATATTGGGCATATTAAACTTTTAGAATACGCATCATCTTTTGGAAATCTAAGAGTTGGTATTGATACCGATGAAAGAGTTAGAGAAAAGAAGGGTGAATTAAGACCATATAATTCATTAGAAGACCGTATGGGTTTCATGCGTAGTATCAGATTTGTTGATAGTGTTGTAGCATTTGATTCCGATGAATCTCTTATAGAACATATAAAACAATGGAGGCCTGATATAATGGTAATAGGTGATGATTATTCATATGACCAAATAGTAGGAAAAGAATTTGTTCCTAAAATTGAATATTTTAAAAAAGTAGAAGGTATAAGCACTTCAAAAATATTAGGAGATGAAAAAATATAAAGTTTTAGTTGTTGGAGAAAGTTGTACGGATGTATTTGTATATGGAACATCCAACAGAAAATCACCTGAAGGAAATGGACCTGTTTTTCAACCAAAGACAGAAGTATATGGTGGTGGTATGGCCGCTAATGTTGCTAATAATATAGCGGCTATGGGTATAGATGTTGATATTATTTCTGATAATGGAAACATCACAAAGACCAGATATGTAAATGAAGAAACAAATGAACTCTATCTTAGAATAGATGAAAATGATACAACAAACAGAATTGATAAAAACTCAATACCAAAGCCATCACAATATGCAGCTATAATAGTTTCTGATTATTGTAAAGGATTTCTTATGGAAGATGATATTGCAGAAATAGCAGCTAATCATCCATTAGTGATTGTAGATACCAAAAAAAAATTAGGAGATTGGTGTAAAGATGTTACGTTTATTAAACTTAACCGATTTGAAGCTCAAAGTAATCACGATATTATTTTAGAAAAAAAATGGTTAGAAGATAAAATAATTACTACCTTAGATGGTAAAGGTGCTTCTTACAAAGGAAAGATTATGAAAGTTGAAAAAGTAGAAAATGCCGATGTAAGTGGGGCTGGTGATACATTTATAGCAGGATTTGTTGCACGATATTTAGATTCCCAAAATGTTGAAGAATCTATTGAATGGGCTAATCATTGTGCTGGCGAAGTTGTAAAGAAAAAAGGAGTTTCTGTGTTCGGAAATTAAAAATCTATATAGTTATATATACAAAACAAAAACCTAAAAAAATAATAATTTATGGCAGAATTGGACAAAATACCAGTAAAAAACTCAATTCAAGTTGAAACTGTAAAATTGGATGATGATATTCTAGATTCAATTAAAAAATTAAATGAAAGAAGCAATATCATAATTGCTAATTGCGGAAATCTTTATTTAAGAAGAAAAGAATTAATAGACGAAATGGATAGAGTTGAAAATTCACTAAAACTAGCAGAAGATGAGTTTAAATCAACTCAGACTAGACTAAATGAAATTGGTGAAAATGTAGATGAAAAATATCCGCAGGCTAGAATTAATATCCAAGATGGTACAGTAACGTATCAACCTGGTGCACCGACTAGAAAGCAACAATTGGCACAACAACAATCTCAAATGCAAGAATTGCAAGTGAGTGAGGGTGAAGCACCATCTATTGTTAATTAGTAATCCGAATATTTATATAGTATAGAAACTATATGAAAGGATTAGCAAAATTTTTAGTAGAAACAATATTGGGAGAAGCGGCTAAGATAGACAAAGTGGTTGTTGTCTATTCAGGCCGCTTTCAACCTTTTCATAAGGGTCATTACGCAACTTATGAACATTTAGTAAAGAAATTTGGAAAAGATAGTGTTTACGTTGCAACATCTAACGTAACAGATTCAAAAAAATCACCATTTAAGTTTAACGAAAAAAAGGTGATAATGCAAAAAATGTTCGGTATTCCTTCAAACCGAATAGTTCAAATTAAAAACCCATACGCACCAGAAGAAATTCTGAGCAAATTTGATTCAGATACAACTGCATTTATTAGCGCAGTTGGTGAAAAAGATGAATCACGTCTTAGTGGGAAATATTTCAAACCATATAAAGGTAAAGTTGATACTGGATATCTTGACAGAGGATATACCTACATAGCACCTGCTCAACCAAATCCTATTAGTGGAACTGATGTTCGTTATTGGTTAAGTGCAGGAACAGTAGCAGATAGAAAGAAGGGTTTTATGAAAGCATACCCTAAGTTTGATGACCAAATATTCAAAATGATTACTCTCAAACTCAAATCTCTCAAAGAATATATTAACGAAGAAATTAAACTAAATGTAAAAGTTGGTGACCAAATCTTAATGGGTAAATTCAAAAACAAAAAAGTAATTGTTAAATCCATAGGTAAAGATGAGTGGGGAATGCCAACAATCAATGGTAAAAAAGCAGTAACATTTCGTATTCCTAAAAAAGATAAATTAACAGAAGTATCTCAACAATATTTGGATAATGTAGAAAGAATAGAAACCGATGATGGTACAGGTCCATTTGCATCATCTTGGAAACAATATCACAATCAGGCTAAAACAAGAGCTAATAAAATTGGATATGACGTAGTTAATAGACCTGAAGAATTAAAAAAAGAAAAGGAATTGGTAAACTATAAAGAGATGGACCCGAGAACTCAAGTTACTAATTTTCCAATAATGCAAGAACCTAAAAATACCGATACAATAGGAAAGTTTACAGCAAGACGTGCATATACGAATTGGTTAGGCGATGCATTAAAATATATGAAAGATTTAGGTTGGGAAGAATCTCTTACAACAAAAGAAAAAGAACAAAGAAAACAGGCAGAGATGGATGGTAAGCAAAATATAAAAGTAGTTAAAGAAGCATTAATATCGGAAGATGAGATTAATCAAATGATTGATGAAATTATGAGTGAAATGGGATTACCGGGTGGAGCTGGTGTTGGTTTAAGTTTACCCGGTGGATATATTAATGGTGCACCAAATCCAAAAGATGTTAAGAAATTAAAATCTAAATTGGATAAAGATGGTAGTGAAGAATATACTAAAGTAAAAGAAGATAAAATACCCGGTGGATTGGCAAAGGGAATGTCATTATCAGATATAGCAAAACATCATAATATAAGTGTGACAAATATTAAGCAAGAGTTTATCAAAGGATATGCTGTTGAAAGAGAACACACAACTGATGTAGAAGTTGCAAAGGAGATAGCATTAGACCATTTATACGAAGACCCAAATTATTATAGTAAACTATCTAAGATTGAAACTCCAATGAGTGAGGGGTTAAAAGAATTGGAAAAACAAAGAGACCAATTATTTTTAAAAGCTCTTAAAATGATGCCAAACTCGCCTGCTCAATTAAAAGTAAGAGCAGAATTGGATAAGATAATGGCTCAAATTAAAAAATTAAAAAAAGAAGGATTAAATGAATCTTTACTTTTAGAAGGTGGTGCTTATGGACATATGAATCACCCATTTGATATTCAGATGAATCTTACATTTGGTGACCTTAAAAATATTGTAACAAAAGCTCTTAATGGTGATTTGGAATTGGCAAGAGAAAAAACTGATGGACAGGCGTTAGCAATTAGTTGGGTAAATGGTAGACTAGTTGCCGCAAGAAATAAATCACACACAAAGAATCAGGGGGAAGGTGCTATGACTATCGGACAAGTTGCAAAACAATTCGCAGGTAGAGGTGCCCTTACCGATGCTTATACTTTTGCTATGAATGACCTTTCAAAAGCAATAGCAGGATTAACTGAACTACAACGTAAAAAGATATTTAAAGATGGTGCATGTTTTATGAATTTGGAAGTAATATATCCAAAGAATTCAAATGTAATACCATATGGACAAAACCTTTTGGTATTTCACGGAACTTTTGAATATAATAAAGAAGGTGAAGTTATCGGAGAAAATCAACAGGCTGCATCTATATTAGCTGGAATGATTAAGCAAGTAAATAAGCATGTACAAAATACATATACAATTCAGGGACCTCCAATGCAATCACTTCCTAAATCTGAAAAACTTTATAAATTGCAAGGAAAGTACATTTCAATGATTAACAAACTTCAAAATGAATTCAAATTATCGGATTCGGCTGGAGTAGCTGATTATCATCAGGCTTGGTGGGAAAATTATGTTGAAAAGAATGCAAAAAAATTAGATATTAATTCAAAAATAGGACTGGTTAAAAGATGGGCGTTTGGTGATAAATCAATGCGTATAAATCAAATACAAGACCCTAAGATAAAAGCTTGGGCTGAAAAAACTGATAAGCAAGACCAACAAAAGATTATGAAAGAAAACATAATGAAGTTTGAACAAATCTTTTTAGGAGTTGGTGCTGATGTTCTTTCATTTATGGAATCTGTACTTACCGCTAATCCATCAGATGCAACTAAGCAATTAAGAAAAGAATTGGGAAATGCAATCAAACAAATAAAGGCTTCAGGCAATCCACAACAAATTGAAAAGCTTAAAATAGAATTAAGCCGTTTAAATGGTATTGGTGGATTTGATAAAATCGTTCCAAATGAGGGTATTGTTTTCGTATATGGGGGTAATACCTACAAATTGACTGGAGCATTCGCACCATTAAATCAGATTTTGGGTATCTTTAAGTACGGAAGATAATCGTTTTATTTAATTTTGATATACTTATATATACAAATATATCAAAACTAATATGGCAAAGGAATTTCAAAAAAAATATATGCATCCCACCCGCCGAAAGTTAGTAAATATGGTACTAACAGGTGGTGAATATGAAAAAGATACAAAAATATCTTTAGCAAATTCTGAAAATGCTGCAGAAAAAAATCGTAAAAGAGAAGTAGGAGAAACGTGGACAGATTCTGAAGGTAAAACTTGGGAACAAAAAGAATATGGTAGGGTAAGAGTAAATGAATTATCCGAAACCATGTCTGATGTTAGGGACTACTTATCTAAATTAAATACTTGTAAATCTGAAGATTGTAATACAATTAAATTAAGTAGAGCTGATAAAAAACTAATCTCAAAAACAGGTTATTGTACAACTTGTTTAGCAAAAAGAGAAACTATTATACGATTGGATGGATTGTGGGAAGAATATGAACATTATAAAATGCTTTCAAATATAATTTCAAGAGGTAAAGATATTTTAGAAAAATTACATCAAGCATATAAAGATGCAAAGCAAGAATACGAATTTGTGCATGAGGACGGTAAAATTGAAAAGTGGATTTTAGAAAAAGATGTTAATGAATTAAAAGCTGAAATTCTTTCTGATATTACAATGTATGAAGGTGAGGTAGAACAAGCAAAAAAATGGAGAAATGAAGCTTGGGAAAAACTAAAAGATAAAAATTACGATTTAGTAAAACCACCAATAGATTAATGGCTAATAATATAGGCATACCAAAAAAATCTTTAAAAGATATAATTGCTGAAGAATACAAAAAGTGTGCGGTAGACCCTATACACTTTATGAAAAAGTATTGTATGATTCAACATCCGGTGAGAGGTAAAATACCTTTTCACCTTTTTCCATTCCAAGAAAAAACTCTAACTGAATTTCATAAAAATAGATTTAATATAGTTCTTAAATCCCGCCAAACTGGTATATCAACACTTTCAGCTGGATACTCACTTTGGAAAATGATATTTAACACAGACTTCAACGTATTGGTTATTGCAACAAAGCAAGATGTAGCAAAGAACTTAGTAACTAAAGTGAGAGTAATGCATGAATTACTTCCTAGTTGGCTTAAAGGAGGTTCGTTAGAAGATAACAAACTATCACTCCGTTTACAAAATGGTTCTCAAATCAAAGCAATCGCATCTTCACCTGATGCAGGACGTTCTGAAGCACTTTCGTTATTGATATTTGATGAGGCTGCATTCATTGATGAAATTGATGAGATATGGGTAGCGGCTCAATCTACACTTTCAACGGGTGGTAGTTGTATCGCACTTTCTACTCCAAATGGTGTGGGTAATTGGTTTCACAAAACTTGGTTAGGTGCAGAAGATGGTACAAATCCATTTAATACTATTAAATTACATTGGACTGTACATCCTGAAAGAGATAAGAGTTGGAGAGATGAGCAAGAAAAACTATTAGGACAAAAGAAAGCAGCGCAAGAGTGCGATTGTGACTTCGTATCTTCTGGTGATACAGTTATAGACCCAGAACTCCTTATGTTCTATAAAGAAACATATTGTCAAGACCCGATTGAAAAGACAGGTTTTGATGGAAACCTTTGGAGATGGGAATATCCAACAGCAAATGGTTCATATATGGTTGTAGCGGACGTAGCAAGAGGAGATGGTTCTGACTTTTCAGCCTGTCATGTTATTGATATTATAAATGCAACTCAGGTAGCTGAATATAAAGGTAAAATTGATACAAAAGATTTTGGAAACTTTTTAGTAAATCTTTCAACTGAATATAACGATGCTTTGTTAGTAGTGGAAAACTCAAATATTGGTTGGGCTTGTATTCAACAATGTATAGATAGGCAGTATAAAAACTTATTCTATATGAGTAAGGATTTAAAATATGTAGATGTTGAACATCAAATGAAAAACAAATACCGTGCAGATGAAAGACAGATGGTAGCTGGATTTTCCACAACCACAAAAACACGCCCACTTATTATTTCAAAATTAGATGAATATTTTAGAGAAAAAGCAGTAACAATACGTTCAAACCGATTAATAGATGAATTGTTTACATTTATTTTTCACAATGGTAGAGCAGAAGCTATGAAAAGTTATAATGATGATTTGACAATGGCATTTAGTATTGGATTGTGGGTAAGAGATACCGCTTTAAAATTAAGACAAGAAGGAATAGACCTAACAAAAAGAGCATTAGGGGGTATTTCATCTAATACGCAGCATGCTGGTGTATATGGGCCTTCTGATAGGGGTGATAACCCTTGGAAAATGAGAATTGGTGATGATTTTGAAGACCTATCACAATGGTTATAAAATGTAGGGTTTTGACAAATACTGATATTTATGGTATATGTCAAAATTAAAAGGAGAACAAAATGATTAAATTAACTGATATACTAAAAGAAGATGAATACATAGATAAGGCGTATTCAAAGGGTGATACTCCGGCTGACAACCCAATTGATGATTATGATGAGCTTGATGTAGAGCAAGAAGATATGGATGATTTTATCAACTATCTTAAATCTTATCAGAGTTCGTTAGATGAAGCTAATTGTGGTTGTGTTTATGAGGCTGAGTATCAGGGTAGAGAGGTTAAGTTGGGTAAACCAATGGCCGGTGATGTAAAGAAATTTAAGGTATATGTAAAAAATCCTAAGACTGGTAAAGTTATTAAAGTAAACTTCGGTCAGAAGGGAGTTAAAATCAAAAAGAATAACACTGGCAGGAGAGCTAACTTTAGAGCTAGACACAATTGTGACAATCCTGGTCCGAGAACAAAAGCAAGATATTGGTCTTGTAGAAAATGGTAAAATAAATTATGGCAGAACAATTCCAAGACGATAGGAGTTTCTTTGGGAGACTTAAAAAACTATTCTCAACTAATGCAATCGTAACCGTTGATAAAGATGGTAAACGTAGAGTAGTTGATGTTGAAGATAGACAGTTGAACACAAACTTTGTGAACCTTAGAGATAGGTACACAAAACTCCAAAGGTCTTATTTCGAAACACATCAGGGTGCACAATCAATGGCATATCATCAAGTTCGTAGAGAACTTTTTAGAGATTATGATGCTATGGATATGGACCCAATTATAGGTTCAGCATTAGATATATATGCAGATGAATCCACAACGAAGAACGAATATGGAGATGTTCTTCAAATTAAATCAACGAATGAGAATGTAAGAGAAATGCTTCACAACTTATTCTATGACATAATGAATGTGGAGTTCAACTTATGGCCTTGGATTAGAAACTTAGTAAAATATGGCGATGCTTTCTTAGCATTAGAAATTATGCCTGGTAAAGGTATCATTAACGTAGCACCACATTCAACTTATAACGTAGAAAGATTAGAAGGTACTGACCCAAATAATCCTGATTACGTTAAGTATAAGGTTGAATTAGACCGTTTTGGTAAAAAGGAATATGAGCAATATGAAATGGCTCACTTTAGAATGTTATCAGATACTAACTTCCTTCCTTATGGTAAAT